AGGCCCACGCCACGCCGACACAGAGATCATGACAACGTACCCAATGGGCGACCCCCATGTCGGCCTCTATTCCTGGGGAGATCAAAGCGGGGATGACTTTGACCTCAAGATCGCCGAGTCAAACCTGTGCGAAGCGGTCAACCGCTTGGTTTCCTGTTCGCCCAAAAGTGAGGTGGGCTTGATCCTTAACCTGGGGGATTTTTTCCACAGCGACACAAGCGACAACAAGACGCTCCGCAGCGGTCACGCCCTTGACGTCGATACCCGGTGGGAAAAGGTTTTGCGGGTTGGGGTAAGGGCGATGATGCAGTGCATCGAGTCGGCCTGCCGCAAGCACAACAAGGTCATTGTAAAGAACCTGATCGGCAACCACGACGATCACACGTCGCAAATGCTGTCGATCGCCCTGGGCCTGTTTTACGAGGGCAACGAGCGCGTGGTGATCGACCAATCCCCGGCGAAGTTCTGGTTTCACCGCTTTGGTAACGTGCTGATCGGCGCGACCCACGGAGACACCTGTAAGCCGCAAGCGTTGCCGGGGATCATGGCGCACGACAGAGCGGAGGATTGGGGCAACACGCGGCACCGCTACTGGTACACCGGACACATCCACAATCAAAACGTCATGGAGTTCCCCGGCGTGATATGGGAGTCGTTTCGGACGTTAGCGGGTAAAGATCACTGGACGGCGAGCAAGGGGTATCGCTCTGGCCGCGATATGTACTCAATCATTCACTCCAAAGACTTCGGAGAAGTCGAGAGGCATCGCGTGGATATAGCGATGTTGAAAAATGGACATTCATCATCCTGAGCATCTTGAACCTGATCCGCTCAAACGAGAGAAATTCTGTCCTGTGAAGGTGACGGTACAGACCAAAATGATTACCGCGCCAGAGGTGCGCGAGGAGATCATCAAGTCTAAGACCAAGACCGAAGCCCTGGCCGCGCTGTTACGTTGGGCCGCACAGCACGGCATCAATTCGGACACGGCCCCAGGTGATGAGTGGTGGACTAAGCGCGATAAGTTAGGGGTTTAGTCGCGCTTCAAACCAGTTAGAAAACAGGGGGTGGTGCAAGGAAAATTGCACCGGACTGAATCTGGAAAGCCAGAAACCCTAAAATAGCAGGCTCAAGCAAACCCTGTTGTGCGCCCTTTCACGGCGGCAACAGGGGTTCGAATCCCCTTGGGGACGCCAATAAATCAATGGTTTAGCGGCGTCGCGTTTGCCCCTCCGGTGCAATTACGGTTGCACCGCGAGGGTTTGGTGCAAAAAAAATTGCACCGCGATCACAGGTTCACTACCGCGCCGCGCAAAAACTCTTTTGAGTGATGGGCGTACCGTTCCGTAATTTCTGCGCTTGAGTGTCCGGCGCATATTTGCACGGTGCGGAGACTGTGGCCGCTCATGACCATGTGCGAGCAGTAGGTGTGCCGCAAACTGTGAAGGCTCCCAGCAAGGCCAACCCTGTCCAGATCGCGCTTGAATGCGCGTGAGAGGGCTTCGGGATGTATGGCCGGGGCTATGACCCCGCTGCGCGGCATTTCATCGAGAGCCGCTTGTGCGCCCTCTGATAGCGGGACTTCCCGCCACTTGCGTGATTTGGTTCTGGCACCTGGAAGCGACAAAACACGCATCTCGTCGCGGCCGATGTGCTTGCGGTCTTGATTGAAAAACTCCGCTCGGCGCAGTCCAGTGTTTGCCAGAAAGCGGTAATCCTTGCGGTAATCGGCGCGTGCAAACTTAGCCCCATCAGGCCGCACAGTAAACAGGTCTAAAGCAAAAAGTTCGTCTAACTCTTTCTTTTCAAACCAGTGCGGATCGGTTCCCTCAAAATCCTCATGAGGGATGTTGATCTTGCCCTTTAGGTGGTTGCGCGGTATCTGATCCTGTTTGACCGCTTCGTTGATCATCGCAATTAGCGTTCGCAACTCTTTCGCCACAGTCGCCGAGGCGATGTTCCTTTTTGTGCGCGGGTTGACCGCTTGCAGTCGCGAGTGCTTGAAAGCGTCCACGACCTTTTTGGAGATTGCCATCAGCGGGAGATGGCCGAACACCGGAACAAGGTGCTGTTCGATGATCTGCTTGATGCGGAAATAAGAGTCCGGCCATTCTTCTCTGTGCCAGATACCGTAATCCTCGGCCCAATCGGAGAAAAGCGGCCCCGCAGAGGGGCGCTTAGATTGAAGGCGTCGCTCTACTGCAACCCGCGCCGCTTCCGCTTCGGCTCGGGTAACGTTACCAAGCGAGGGCCGTTTCTGTACGCCTCCCTCGGTGTATTGCAAATACCATGCGTTTCGGTCTGCTCGCCAATACTTCGTCGCCATGCTCTCTCCATTGCCGCGTCCATATCGTCAGCCCGATAAATTACCGTGTCTGCAAAAGGGAAGGCAACAATTCCCATTTTCGGCCCATATTTCAAGAAGGAATTGAGCGACAGACCGCAATATTCCGCGGCCTCCGATTCAGTCATGTAGGGCTTCCTGTGGATAACTTTGCTCCAATTACATTTTGTGCCGCACTATGCTTCGGCTAGGATTTGCCACGCTTTTGCAGCCACTGCTGGTACTTGCCCATTGCCCAGAGCTTTGAGTCTGCCCGTGCGATTACTTACGCCGCTTGAGACTCTCGGCACTGATGCAGGCTCTTTGAACCACCACAAAGGCCGCACACCGTCCCCGCTATGTTGTACTTGCGTTGTGCTTGCTTTCTTCCAGAGTTCATAGTTTTCATTTGGCAACGGCTCCAGGGAAGTCCAATTCAAAGGCCAATTCATCAACCACTCGACCCACGTCGGGTTCAGTTGACCACCATTGTTGGTGTGAGCCACAGCGTCCTTCAACTTCACGCCCCATCTCTCGCCCTTCGCGTTCTTTCGGCTGAACGATCCGTTCCTCTCCTCCACGTTCTGGATGATCCCGCCTTCCGTGTCGCTCACCGTTGGAGTCGGCCAGTATCCAGAGCCTTTTGCGTCTGTGCGGGGCACCCACATCGTCTGCTCCGAGCACACACCATCGCGCATCAAACCCTGCTTGGGCCAAGTCTGCGAATATTCGTCGGCCGTATTTGTGAGCAAGCAAACCTGGTACGTTCTCCAACAGCGCGTAGCGTGGTCTAGTTCGGCGAATGGTCTCGATGGTTTCGGGCCACATATTTCTGTTGTCTCCCCCCCCCTTCGCTTGCCTGCCACTGAGAAAGGTTGGCAAGGGAAGCCCGCTGTAAGAACGTCGATATGTCCTCGATACTGGTCAGCCGCACCGGACTGAATAAACTCACGCACATCAGTGAAGATTGGTGCTTCATCAAGGAAGCCGTCTTCGATTCTTTGCGCGAGGACTTTTTGGCAGTATTCATTGAATTCGACATATCCGACACAGTTCCATCCCAACATTTTTGTGCCGAGTAGACCGCCCCCGGCACCAGAAAATAATGAAAGTTCCCTCACTTTCTGTGGTGCTTGTAGTAAACCGTGGTTTTGATTTTCAGAATAGCGTTGATGTAGTAAGGGGCATTTGCGCGTAGGGTTTTAAGCCTCGGTATCGACATTACTGGGTCTTTGCCTAAAACCCCCTTATTAGCAATCGAACACAATCTGAACAAAATCTGACGAACCCGCTCTCGGGATAAATCATAATCAAACGCTACCTTATCCAATGTTGAGCCGCTCAAAACAGCGGTTGCGATTGCCTGATCACGTTCTAGAATTTCCTCTCTGGTGCGGTAAAAAAAATCTTTTCTGTCTAAGGCTTCGATGTATTTATCTATAAACTCGCTCATTGTTCTCTCTGTTGGTAGGTTCGCCCCGCACCCGGCGAGGAGGAGACACCGAGCGGGGGCTAACCTAGCGCGAACGTGGGCGGGATGACCCACGCACTACCATGCGCTAGGCTTTTGTTTTGGCTCCAAAAAACGCATCTACTTCTTTGTGCATTTGCGCCATCATGTCTTTGCTTGGGTGCATTGGTCGAAAATCGTTCTTGTCCAGGTATTCGACGGTGACGGCCAAATGATGAATGGTGCGATCTATTGGTGACGTGGGGTTATTACTGACCTCAAAAATGTCATCTGTGGTCATTGTGTCTAACGCTTTATTAACCTCGTCGAGTCGCTCAAGATACTGTTTCCGGAGTTCTTTGAGCCAATGACGAGCCTCTGTTGTCATTTTGTTGTCGGAACCAACGACCCGCTTTGCTTTGATTTTTATTTGATCACTCATGATTTGCCTCCATCTTGTCGCCAAAGTAGCCGCCGATCAAAAGCAACGACCCCCAACCGGCGAAAATCAGTAGGTAGATGATTGCGTCGCTCATGCGTCCTCCTTCATCCGCTTAATGCGAAAGAAGCCGTCGTGTTCGGGATGCCGCGCCATAAACAACCGGGCGTAATAGGCGATGTAATCGTTCTTAATCTTGAAGTCATCGCCGGTGGTTTTTATTGCGCTCTCCCATCGTATTCGGTTCATGATCAGCCAGTGCGAGAAGGTCTTTTTCCCGCTGTCTGCGGCTTCAAGCGCGAACCGTTCAAACAAGGTGTAAACGTGGGGGTTGGCGTTATGCCAACGCCACCACGCTTGCTTTTGCGTCAGGTTAGAAGGGGATTGCATCGTCAAATGCCTCTGCCACCTCGTCCTGTGGCTTTGGTTTGGCCGCACCGTTGCTTTGGTAAGGCTCCGGATCAAAAAGATTTGCAAACACCCGGTTATCGCCCTCCTTATGCTCTAACCCTGCGAGGTTGATGTGCCGGTCGAGGGTGATGTAATGCTTGCCCTCATGCTCATGCAGTGCGCCAATGTGTACCCATCGGGTTCTTTCGTTGCCGCTTTGTTTGTCTTCCCAAGTGCCGTTTGCCACTACCAGTTTCTTTTTGATCATCAGTTGGTCTCCTGTATCAGTTCGCCTTCAACTACGTCGGCGAGTTCATCGCGTTTAATCTTGTAGGCATCGCGCACCCGCGCTTTGTCTGCGTCAGGCAGGGTTTTGGCATCGTCAATAATTGCCTTTAGATCGACCTCGTTTCTGGCATCGTCGATCCGCGCCATCAGGTCATCTGCCGATACCTGGGCAATGCGTTCCTCAAGCGTTGGCTTTTTGACCACCTCGGCCTTGACCGGGGCAGCATCAAAATCACCAACTTCCTCTGGCGTGTAGACGCCCACCGCAACGCCGGGGTAAACCGTGCGGATGCCCTCGCTGATGACCCTTGCTCGGAGCATCTGGCGCGGGTACTGCTTCCACGTTTGCTTGCCGGTCAGTCCTGCCGCTTTAGCGCGATCAATCGTCCACTCAATCTCCAACTCGCCGCCTTGCGGGTGACTAAACAACCCGGCCACCTTCTTGTCGGTGTAGGACGTCCATTTGACCGCGCCGCCTGCTGCCTGGAAACGTGCAAGCATCGCGTCGGCTTTAAGGGCGGGTCGGCCCTGTATGACGTGGTAGTCGCGTGCCGCTTGCGCCGGGTGTGCGCCCTCGGCTTGTGCGACAAGCATCAGGGCCACCGCTTGCTCCATCGTCTTGATCCCAAAGAGGCCGCTTGCGGCGACGCTCTTTCCCATCTTTTCAATATCTTGGTATGGCACCAAATTGCTCATGCTTTCTCTCCTTTCAAAACGAAACGGCGTGCGCCGTTGGTAGTGATTACAAATTCCTCGTACACCTCCGGCATCGCGGCCTTTAATGCTTTGGCATCGAACCGTTTGCTTGGTTTGCTGTTTTTCCAAGTGGCAAGCACCCGGCCCTCGATGTCGGTCAAAATTGCGTGCTTGCCCATCTCGGCCTGGATTGCGGTCTCCAACACTGTCTTTTGATCGGACAGTTCGGCGATGGTCTGTTTGACCTCCCGCAACTTTGTGGTGGCCTCAATCAGCGGAGGGTCGGCAATGTGCTTTTGCCCATCGTCCTCTGGAAACAGGTGTTTGACGTCCGAGGGGGATATCGCCGGGGGCGGGTCGCCCTGCTGTACACGCGCCCAAAGGCGTGCCATGCGCTCCAAGATCATCTCTTGCAGGGTTTCGTTGGCCTCCACCTCAAACACCTTGAAGTTGCGGCCACCCATCAGGATCGGCACATAGGCAAAGGCCGCGCCAGAACAGGCCAATTGCTCTTGGACTTGTATCCGGTAGTGGTCGGGCAGTTCGTGGTAGGTGCCTCCGGCCGTCTTTGCCTCAACCACGCAACCGTCCGTGGTTAAGGCGTCTACCGTCGCGCCAATAAAGTCGTACTCAGGGTGACGGAAGTGCTTTTGATGGTCGGTCAGTTCGATCCCGGTCTCGCGGGTAAATTCCGACAACACAAACGACTCGGCAAACGTGCCAAAGCGGATCGGGAAGGTGTCCAGTTCTTTTGGTTCGCCGCGCTTGGCAAGGTAGACATCCAAAGGCGTGGCAAAGGGGCTAATACCGCACGCGGGTGCGGCATCGGACGATCCCATATAAGTGGTGCGGTCAAGGTCGTTCATGATCCCGACCTCCAATGCGTCTTGACCGCTTGAATCAGCGTGCCAAGTTCAAGGCCAACCAACTCAATCGTTTCTTTGCCTTCCTCAAGGCGTAGGTTGGTGAAGTGGATGTTTGCCGCGTTCAAAAGACGCGCTAGGCGTTCGCACTCATCGGCAAACTCACCGCACCGCTCAAGTTCGCGTTGCATTTCCTCATGCGCGGCTATTTGTTCGGCGTGGTCATCAAGGACGTGGTCTAGGTACATTGCGTAATCCCTCCTGTATATCAAACGCAAAAATAGCATAGCAAATGATATGCAAAGGATCAAGCAAAATAAACATCAAAGAAAACAAAAACTTAGGTTAATTGCAGATGCCGCCGCTCACAAATTCGTTATCCAGCACCCAAATCTGCCCGGTGGTATCGGACCTTTCAAAATCAAGATTGACGTAACGCTTCGTTTGGCCGTTATAAGTCGCGCAGTACCAAGTGCAGTCGATGGATGTGTATGTGCCGCTAGTGTACGTGGACGCGTCGGTCGCGTTAGGGCAGGACGGGCCGCTTTGCGGATCGAGGGAATAGGTAACGAAAGTTTCAACGCCGGACAGCGTATCGCCGTCGCAACCGGCAACAAGTAGCGCAATCAGTAGCGCGTGATTTTTGATATGACGACGCCGCATATTGTGGCCTCGCTATCGATCCTGATGATCTTCTCCGGCCAATCAGGGTTTAATGGCCGAAGGTAGTGATCACCGCCTTCGATGATTAATTGTTTGAAGGTTGTTGTTGATGGGCCGTCAAGCCGGACGATGACATTTGATCTATTTTCAGCGGGTTTTTGGGGGTCAACAATGATAATTTCGCCCTCCTTAAACTCCGGCTCCATTGAAATCCCCTGCACTTTAACGGCAAATGATCCCTTGCCACATTTGACGTAACACGGCACCCATTCCTCTGCATCACCAACCTCATAGGGGTCAACGACATCGCACCAACTACCGGCCTGCACCATCGAGATTAACGGCACTGACTTATATGCCGGTGGGGCAGGACTGATATTTGACGTTTCATCCAGGTAGCCCCGCGGCAAGCCTAGCGCGGCTTCAATGCCTCTGGCGGCTTTTTCGCCCATGTTCCGGTAGCCGCCAAAGATTTGATTGATGTACCCGTCAGATTTGCCGATCATTCGCGCAAGTTCGCGCTGATACCTGATCCCCTTTGAATCCATCCATCGGCGTAGGTTTTTAATCCTTATCTCACTCTGGCTCATTCTGACAGTATAGCAAATGCTGTGCCTACAGATTGATATTGCACAGATATTGCAATTGCTATATTATCCGCACTTATGCGATTCCAATCCTATTACCGCGATCTGACGGCACAGGAGAAACGCGACCTGGCCGAGGCGTTGCAAACGTCAGTCGCCTACCTCTCGCAACTTGCCAACGGCCACCGGAAGGCGGGAGTGAAGATTCTATCCCGCATTACCGACGCTACTGGCGGCAAACTGGCGTGGACGGACTTGCGAGATGACTGAATTGGTCCGCTATGAGGCCGCGCGCAAGGCATTGGCTGAGGCGCACCGGGTGGATGAGGTCAAGACGATCCGCGACAAGGCCGAGGCCATGCGTATGTACGGCAAGCAGGCTAACGATACTCAGTTAGTAAATTGGGCGGCTGAGATCAAAATCCGCGCCGAGCGCAAGTGCGGGGAGTTGTTAGCCGTAGAGATACAGCACGGTGGGGATAGGAAGTCTGGATCAAGGTCCCACGCTGTCACTTTGACCAGCCTTGGCCTCTCAAATAAGCAATCCTCCCGCTATCAGCAGATCGCCAAAGTGCCGGAGGCGGAGTTTGAGCGGCACATAGCCGAGGTCAAGGACAAGGGTGGTGAGTTGACCAGTGCCGGGGTGCGTAGGTTAGTTCGCGCGGAGCAGGTCAAAGACGTTGCCGCTGGTGTGCGCCAGCAAATGGACGTGCCAAAAGGCAAGTTTGGCGTGATCTATGCCGATCCGCCTTGGCGGTATGAGTTTGCCAAGGCGCAAAGCCGTCAGATCGAAAACCATTATCCGACCATGACGCTGGACGAGATTTGTGCCTTGCCAGTACAAGACTTTGCCTCACCTGACTGCGTTTTATTCCTGTGGGCGACAAGCCCGAAACTGGCAGACGCGTTTACTGTGCTGGGTGCATGGGGATTTACCTACAGAACCTGTGCTGTGTGGGCCAAGCCGCAAATCGGCATGGGTTTTTACTTTCGGCAGCAGCATGAGTTATTGCTTGTTGCGACTCAGGGATCACCGCCACCCGCGCTTGAATGCGCGAGACCCGGGTCTGTCCATACCGAATCCCGCGGCCGACACAGCAGGAAGCCGGATTGGTTCCGCGACAAGATTGCCGAAATGTATCCACACGTCCCGCGCATTGAGTTGTTTGCCCGTGAGCAGCGTGAGGGCTGGGAGTCATGGGGGAATCAGGTTGCATAACTTTGCTGAATCACTGGCTAAAAGCCATGAACAAGCCGACGCCCCATGGTGGAGCGAGGTCTATGCGACAGCCTTTCCAGGCTTCTCCACTATGGTGAGCGTTCGGACAGACGGCTGGGCACAGCGCGGCGGGATTGACCGTGTGATCACGTTGACCTCCGGCCGCACGATTACAGTTGACGAGAAGGTCAGGGATAAACAATGGCCGGATATTTTGTGGGAATTTTGGAGCGATAAAGACAGGAAAGTAAAAGGCTGGTGCGCGAAAGACCTTGCTTGCGACTATATCGCCTACGCATTTATTCCCACAAAAACCTGTTATTTGTTGCCGACTTTGCAAATGCGAAAAGCATGGCAACTGTTTGGTAAGGAATGGGTGAAGAGGGCGTCTGTCGGAGAGGACGGCTACAGGATTGTCGACGCCGACAATGGCTCATACATAACCCGATCCGTAGCGGTGCCTATCGCTGTGACGCTGAAAGCGATACAGCAGGCGGCAATCATCAAGTGGTCCGCCGCATGAGCATTTTCACCATCATCCCCAACGAGTTGATTGCCGATCACAGCCTCACACTGATCGAGACGCGGGTTTTATGCGCTCTTTACTCATTTCGCGACCCCAAAAGCACGCGCCCGGTGTGGCCCGGTAGGGCGGCTATCTCGGAACGTTGCGGATACCACCCAGATGTCATCTCCCGCACCACGACCTCCCTTGAGCGCAAGGGTTGGATCAAAAAGATTCGGCGCGGGAAAAAGCAATCCAACTATTACGAAATCTTGGGCAAAAGTGACCTGACCGATCCGGTCAGTTTGGGTAAAAGTGATGCGACCGAACTGGTCAGGTGTGATCTGACCGAACCAGTCGCATCCATAGGAACAGACCATTTAACAGACCATAACAACAGGAGGGCTAACTCCAATGGAAATCTTGCCAAGTCAGCGGCGGGTCGAGCCTTGCTTGCAGAGCAAAGAATTGCCGCCAAAGGCCATCGCTAGGTTTTGGACGCGAATGGCAGAAATTTACGGTCACAAGTGGATGTCCCAGTTCGGCGAATGTGCCGATGACCGGGGCAACCTGACGAGCGCGGCGCAAACATGGTCACAAGGTCTCGCCACGATCCCCCTGGAAGCCATCAGTACGGGCTTTTCGGCACTGGTGGAGAAGGGCAACGAGTGGCCTCCGAGCCTGCCGGAGTTTCTGGCGCTGTGCCAACCGGAGAAACCCCTGGCGGCGTATCACCGGATCGCGAAAGCATTGCCGCCGCCAGAAGTCGACGAGCAGATAGTGAAAGAGTCACTCGCAAAAATCAGGAAGATTTTGAGCGGCTCAAAAGATGCGCCGCAAGAGAAGTGTGGCGCAAGCGGGGAGAGGAAACGCCAAGCGGCCGCATGACCTGGGGCGCATGGTTTACGCAGAAGTTTGGAGAAACCCTTGAGCAGTATGCCGAGAAACTTAAACAGGAGAGAGAAAATGGTTAGACGCATTTTTACCTGGGAATTCATCATTATCGGTTACATCGTTTTGGTCAGCATCGTCCTAATGGGTTGCTCGACCTTCGTCGCCACAACCGTGGGCGACACGACGTTTGAATCAGGGGTGTGGATTGAGAGATCGGTAAAAGAAAGCAACGAGGTGCAAAGAGATGACTAAATTGGCAAAGAAATTTTGGACGTGGACGTACATGGTGGGCGCGTTGTTAGTGATCGGGTTGCATATGACCGGTTGCGTGGAGGTGGGCGGCGGCGGCAGTACAAGCGCGGCCGTGGATGCTGATACGACAAGCGGAAGCGATCAGACCCAGGAACAAGTACCGGCAGAATAAACCAAGACCCTACTGCCTTGAATTTACGTCATTTGCTCGGAAGGCTTGGTCGTTAGGTGGGTAGTAGGGTCTTTGGTTAACTCACGAAATAAGGGCAGGGCCGGGGAGCAGGAAGTCGCACGCATATTGCGGGACGAGTTAGGTATTGCGGTCACGCGGAACTGGCAACAGCAAGCCGCGGAAGGCGGCGCAGATATCGTGGGCGTTCCCGGTTGGTCAATCGAGGTCAAAAGGGCGAAGGTTTGGAGCAATGGTTGGTGGACACAGGCGGCGGCACAGGCGGCACGCACAGGGGATAAACCTGTCCTGATTTTCCGGTTGGATAGGAAACCGTGGCGTGCACGGTGCTGTGCTTGTGTCGTCGCCTTACCTTGCTTTCAGATTGAGATGGATTTTATGGATTGGATAACGATGGTAAGGGAAGGGCTGAATGAGCAATTACCGGGTTGATCGAAACTTTCCACCAGAACCGCCATGTGAGAAATGCTTTTACAAAAAGCACTGCATTGTCGAGTGCCAAAGTTTCAACACTTACGTCTATTGGGGAAGGGAAACCGACCCACCCAAGTTAGCAGATGAAAACAAAGACAGTCGCCGCCGATAGCCTGATCCCCTATATCCGAAACCCGCGCAAGAACAGCGCGGCAGTGGATAAGGTGGCCGCGAGCATTAAGGAATTCGGATGGCAACAGCCAATCGTTGTCGATAAGGAAAACGTAATTATTGCGGGGCATACGCGATTGCTGGCGGCGCAGAAGTTAGGAATGGACAAAGTGCCGGTGCACGTTGCCGATCTATCCGATGCCCAGGCTAAAGCGTACCGCTTGGCTGATAACCGTATCTCTGAGGACGCGGATTGGGATATTGATCTTCTAGGGCTTGAGATACGCGAGTTGGACGATCTTGGTTTTGATTTAGACCTGACCGGGTTTGATAACACGGAACTGGCGAACCTCCTGATTGACCCCGACCTGGGGGAGACAGACGAGGATGCCGTACCGGAGCCGCCAGAGGAGCCGATAAGCAAACCGGGCGACCTTTGGATATTGGGCGAACACCGGTTGCTGTGCGGCGACGCTGGCGACGAAGAAGCACACAAGTGTCTTCTTATGAATCACCACGTTGACTTAGTTCTGACTGACCCGCCGTATGGTGTCGGTGTTGCATACAACCAATTCACAGACACTAAAGAACAACTAGATAAGTTGATACCACGGTTCTTGCCGTTGATTAGAAGGCACGATCTAGTGCTTCTTACCCCAGGTAAATCGAATATCTGGCACTACCCCGAACCCACATGGACACTTGTTTGGGCAGAGCCTGCAGGCACAGGGAGGGGGCCTTGGGGGTTTATTGGTAGCCAACCAGTCTTAGCGTACGGAAAATGCCCATATCTTGCGAATGGATTAGGTTCAAGACCTGACACGTTCATTGGCAAAGGCGAGGGGGCGTCATCTGATGAACATCCTGTTGCAAAGCCAATCGAAGTGTGGGAATGGTTTATGGAGCGAGGCTCTATCAATAAAGGAGATATTATTTTCGACCCCTTCCTCGGCTCAGGTACAACCATCATTGCAGCAGAGCGACTAGGACGGAAGTGCTACGGTATGGAGTTAGACCCGAAATATTGCGACGTTATTGTGAAGCGGTGGGAGCAGTACACAAGCGAACAGGCAACCCTACGACAGCGGGAGGCCGCTTAATTTTGCGCTATGGATGAACCTAAAAAGAAGGTCGGCAGACCGCAGGCTGAGATTGATCTGGAACAGGTCGAGAGGCTTGCCGCGATTGACTGCACGGAGCCAGAGATCGCCGCTGTGCTTGGTATTGATTACGCCACCTGGAAGCGGCACAAGAAACGCAACCCAGACATTAAAGACACGGTAGATCGAGGCAAAGAAAACGGCAAAGCATCGTTGCGCCGGTTGCAGTGGAAGACCGCGCAAGACGGCAATGCGACCATGCAGATATGGCTCGGCAAGCAACGCCTCGGACAACAGGACAAGAAGCACATCGAGCAACAACAACTGGAGCCTCTGGTCATTGTCACAGATAAATCTGACACAAGCGCAGACGAAGGTCTTTCTCAATCAGGAGCGGTTTCGGGTTCTGGTAGCGGGGAGACGGTTCGGAAAGACGTACCTCGCACTCACTGAACTACTCCATGCCTCGATATCAAAGCCGAACTCGATTAATTGGTACGTTGCGCCGACTTACCGGCAGGCAAAGCAAATCGCCTGGAAAAGCCTTAAGCAAATGATGCCGCCGTCACAGATCGCCGCCACTAACGAAACGGATTTGAGCGTGGAGTTAAACAATGGAACCGTCGCCGCGCTTCGTGGTGCTGACAATTACGATGCTTTGCGTGGCGTCGGCCTCGATTTTGTGGTTATGGACGAGTTTGCCGATATGCACGCCGATGCCTGGTTTGAGGTCTTACGACCAATGCTTGCAGACAAACAAGGTCGTGCACTCTGGATTGGCACACCGAAGGGTTACAACCACTTCCACGACCTCTATCGCTACGCCCAGGACACACCCGAGTGGGGCGCGTGGCAGTTCACGACAGCGGAC